AAGACATCATTGTGCATGACAACTCGTCGACTCTTCTGTCTGATGTCGCATATCAGGCGAAGAACGCGGCGACATTCAACTCGAACCATGAACTGTTCAAACTTCGCAACGCAAGACTTGACGCAGGTCAATGGGATCTGCAACGCCGACTAGACCTCAGTTGGGACTGATGAAACCGTATGTGATCTGGTCACCTGACTACAGGCGGATCTCTGGTGGGATTCGAGTGCTGTACATTCTCGGCAAACTTCTTCGCGACCGCGGACTGCAAGCCGAGATGAAAATGACACACGGAAGATTCATCGACAACCCATGGTCGGTACCGGAATGTCATCACATACCACAAGACGCAATCCATGTCTATCCAGAAATCATTCAAGGTAACCCATCAGGATCCGACAAAGTTGTGTGGTGGTTGTTGAACCATGCGAAGCGTGACGGTCTGCAATTTGTTTGGCATCCGAACATCGGCAAACAATCCGTGTTGAATGTCCCATATCTTGAACCAGACATCTTCCATCCTGGCAATCAAACGAGATCGGGTGTCCTTGTGTGGGTCGGCAAAGGGTATCGCGGCTACATACCAGAAGGCGCACAAGAGATCACCTATCAGTGGCCTGGCACCAGAACCGAACTTGCCGATGTTCTCCGATCCGCTGAGTATCTGATCTCGTTCGATGCCTATACCGCGGTCGTGCATGAGGCGACATTGTGTGGCTGTCCAGTAGTCGTAATCGAACAAGAAGGCTGGGATGTCACCAACCTGACGAGCGGGCCGATGAAAGTGTTCGGTGCGGTTGATTGTGTCACCAAACTTGATGAAGCCAAAGCCCAAGTCGGCAAATCATTCCAGTCGTATCTCGACTACTTCCCGACGATGGCCGAACAACTAGATTCGTTCATAGAACAAACACAATCGTTGTGAAGTAAGATAAAGACACTATGGCAATCACGAACGGCTATGCCACACGCAACCAGATCAAGGCTGCGCTTCGTATCGGCACAGCCGACACTCAAGACGATGACCTGATTGACAACTGTGCCGGTGCGGCGTCGCGTCTCATTGACGGTTATGCGAACCGACAATTCTGGGCTTACGGTTCGGCCACTGTTCGAGTGTTCACCGCAGCCGACTCGTATGTTTGCGAGATCGACGACATTGCATCAACTGCGATCACACTCAAAACTTCGACGCTTGCGGACGGTGTGTTTGATGTGACATGGTCCGCGACCGACTATCAACTTGAACCAACAAACGGAATCCTTGACGGTTTGACTGTTCCTTACACTCGGATTCGTGCGGTCGGCGACTATCTGTTCCCGACCTTGAATGCGAACTTCGGTTCGGAAGCGTTGGTGCAACTGACCGCAACATACGGTTGGCCTGCTGTACCTGAACCGATCACACAAGCGGTGATCATTCAGGCGTCAAGAATCTTCAAGCGTTACGATTCACCGCTCGGCGTCGCCGGCTTCGGAGACTTGGGTGCGATACGAGTGACACGCGCACTCGATCCAGATGTCGCACAACTCGTCGAGCCATATCGCCGAATGCGGATGTTCGCATGACCGCAACAGTCACCGAACTCAAAACAGGATTACAAACCCGTCTTGCGACGATCACCAACCTGCGCGCCTTCGCCCAGCAACCCGATCAGGTGAACCCTTCGCTTGGCGGTATCGCCTGGCCGACACTCGAATCAATCACCTACCACGGTGCGATGCGCGCTGGTCTCGTGACCCATGTGTTCACGGTCTCGGTGATCGTGGGCCGTGCAGCGGAACGCACCGCACAAAACCTGATGGACAGATACCTGTCTTACGACAATGGAATCCGTGCCGCAATCGAAGCCGATCCGACACTCGGCGGATATGCCCAAACATTAATCGTTGAAGAAGCGACCAACATCTCAACTGTAGACGCCAACGACACGACCTATCTGACGGTCGACTTCCGTGTCGTGGTGTATGCTTAAACTTATGGCAAAATATCAAGTCGTTGAAGGTTTCACCGTTCTAGACAAACAATATCCAGCCACTATTGATGGCGACGAGATTGACCATCTAGACTCTCTTCTGCAATCGGGTCGCATTGTTCCGGTAGCGGATAAATCAACCTCGAAAGCCGACAAGGCAGGAGACAAATAATCATGGCAAAGTTAGTTCTTACAAACTCATCGGTCACGCTCAACGGTACAGATATCTCCAATAGTGTGGCTGCAATTACCTTAAGCACTTCAGCCGCAGAGGTACCAACAACTTCGTTCGGCAGTGGTGGCGCAGTAACTCGCGTCTCAGGCCTCATCGACAACTCGGTGACACTTTCATTGCACAACGACTACAACGCCATTGACGGACTCATCATGCCATTGATCGGCTCAACCGCAGTCACGATGGTTGTCAAAGCAGGCACCGCAGCAGTCAGCACAGCAAACCCAAGCTACACATTCTCGGTTCTTTGCACGGAGTTCACACCAGTCAATGGTGCTGTCGGCGAATTAAACACAGCCGATGTCACTTGGCCAATCAGCGGAACAATCACCAAGGCAACTGCCTAATTCTTAACACTTAGGAGGTAAGAATGAAAATCAATCTAGAAGTCACATCGCTTGACTCTGTCACCACGAAAGTGACCGCACAGTTCGCCGACTTCATCGCATTCGAAAACGAAAAGAATCGATCAGTCGCGAACTTCCAAACAGAACTGCGTCTCACCGATCTCGCCTGGTTGGCGTGGCATGCGGAGAAACGCACGAAGAAGACCGCGATGAAATTTGAGGAATGGATTGAGACTGTCGAGAGCGTGGAGGTTGGAACCGACTCTGCGGTGATCGTCCCTTTGGAGAACAATCAGCCCACTGGCTGATCGCATACCTCGCCTGCGAAACACACATCGCACCATCTCTGCTTCTGCAAGAGTCACCTAGAATGCTCTATACGATGCTCGGCTATCTGCGCTGGAAGAGCATCAAAACCAGTCCACCGCAAAGGATCTAGTGATGGCATCAGCATTCCCGAATCTGCCAGGCGATATAGGTGGGACGCTTGGTCGTGCCGGTGAAGCAGCGGTCGCAGGCAACACGGTCATCGTCAAAGACTTGTTTGAGACTTTGCGCAAGTTCTCAAAGGCATCTACGGAGTTTAACAAAGAAATAAAAATAGTCGCTTACACGATCGCTCGAGACATAGAAGCAAAGGTTCGTATTGAAGCAGGTACAGTCAGCCGATCAGCACAGGCGTTACAAGTCGCGGCAGGATTACGCGCAAGCAACGACCGCATCCCGACGATTAAGTTGCGTGGCAAAGAGTCGTTCGTGTCAAAGTCTCGTCCGAATAGTAAGCGCAAGACGAAGGTGACTCGAGCCGATGTGTTCTTTGGTGCCGAGTTCGGTGGTGGTACCAGACCTACCACGAGACAGTTCTTGAGGCATCGCGGCCAGTCGGGCTACTTCTTCTGGCCGACCGTCCGCAAGCAAAAGAATCAGATCGCCAAAGAATACCTAGATGGCATAGACCGCGTGGTCAAGAAACTAGGACTTTGATACTTGCAATCCGCTGAGGATCCACTATCCTGACAAGTGGAGGTTCTGCACAATGTTTGAAGTCGTCGGGTTCCCATCGGTCAAATCCATCTACCCTAAGACCATCGCAACAGGATGGATGGAGTTCGCATCCATCCTCACCAAACATCAAGAGCGAGCCAACAAGTCTGATGGTTCACTCTATTCGCCCGTCACCTATCGTGATCACACGACTCGCGGCAATCGCAATGTTGAACACATCTGGGCGTTGGTCGCCGACCTAGACGGTCAAGCATTCGAACAGGCTGATCTCGGATCGTATATACACTTCGCCTACACAACCTGGTCACATCGCGACAACGACCCACACTGGCATGTCGTCATCCCGTTTGAGCAGGCTGTGCCTGTGCAGAATTGGGATGAAGTTTGGCATGAGACACATCAGCGTCTTGGTCTCAAAGGTGACCCAGCGACAAAAGACCCTGCTCGTATCTTCTATCTGCCACAGCATGAGGCTGGTCAACCGTTTCGCACACATCATTCAGGTTGGCGGTTCTTGGATCCAACCATCACCGATATCGCTGCACCGACACGCACATTCTTCACACCGAACATCCGCTCAACTCGTCAAGTCAAGAGTGGTAAGTGGGCGAGAATCGTCACCGATCCGAAATGGTGGGATGCACCAGTTGACTTGTCGCAATATGATGGCATGACACAGCAAGAGATTCATCGCGATATGCAACGCGAGTGGGCTGATCTGCGAAAACGGTTGCTCGTTAACTGAGTAGAATTGCGTTCACCATGGCAGGTGAGCGCACATTCATTGTAAAGATTCTCGGCAACGCCGACGGTGCTATCACGGCGTTCAAGAAGTTGGGTCGAGAAGGTAGCGATGCGTTAGGAGCCGTCTTTGATGTCGCCAAGAAAGGTGCGCTCATTGCGACCGCTGCCGCGGGTGCCATTGCAGGTGCGGCGTTCTCTGCGGTCAAAGCAGCGACCGAAGATCAAGAGAGTCAAAAACTTCTGGCCGATCAGTTGCGCCGCACAATGGATGCAACCGATGATCAGATCAAATCGGTCGAAGAATATATATCGAAACAACAGATGCTTGTCGGAGTGGCGGATGACGCTCTTCGTCCGGCCCTGTCAAATCTCGCTCGAGCGACAGGCGATCTTGACTTTGCACAAAAAAATCTGAATCTTGCGTTAGACATATCTACCGCTACTGGTATTGAATTAGAGACAGTTTCTCTCGCCTTAGGTAAAGCCTTCACGGGCAATATCGGTGCGTTGACGAAGTTAGGTGTTCCGATTGATGAGAATGTAAAGAAATCGAAAGACTTGGCTTCGGTTGTAGAAACTTTGAATCAACAGTTTGGTGGTGCGGCTAGTGATGCTGCTAACACATTCTCTGGCCGTCTCAAAATATTGAAACTTTCAATTGGTGAAGCATGGGAAGGTATCGGGTATGCGCTTCTACCTGTGGCCGAAAAATTGGTTGCATTCATCCAGAAGAATGTCGTACCGGTCATTCAAGCATTCGCCGATGAACTTTCAGGTGGTGGTGGTGTTCGTGATGCGTTGATTGCGGCAGCAGCACAGGCAGGCGACTTCGGGCTGAAGATTATCGACATGGTTGAAACCGTGGTCAATGTGGTTGGTTACATAGGCAATGTCTTCATAGATATTGCCAAACCAATCATCTTGGCCGGTGGTGCAATCGGATCGCTTATTGCTCTAGTCAAAGATGGCAAAGATGGGTTTGATAAAGTTGGTATTGCAACTCAAAATTTTGTTGCTCTTCTTGACGGTTTGAAAATAAATTCAGCGGTCACCGGCGCCGCGTTTGATAGTTTTAGAAATAGTGTTCTTGGTGTCGCAGCGGCGGCCAATGTAACTCAAGACGAATTGCGAATACTTGATCAAGTTCAACGCGGTATCGCGGCAGGCGGTCCAGTCCAAAAGTTCATTGGTCCTTTGTTGGAAGGTTATGGTTCGCTTGCACCGAAAACTAAAACTGCGGCACAGTTGCAGGCCGAGTTCAACAAGAAGTTGAGTGAATTATCGGGTGCTGGAGGTGGAGGTGGTGCCGCGAAGAAAGCGACATCAGCGATCGATAACGCCAAGAAGGCGCTTGAAACTTATACCTCTGCTCTTAACAAGGTGACGAGTGGTCAGAAGGCGTTTGAGTCGGCGCAAAAGGCGACGGCTGCGGCGAAGAAACAGTTGGGTAAGCGTGATGAGGATCTTGCCACGGCACAGGAACGGTTCAATAAGGCGGTCGCGGGTTATGGTGCTGATTCGGCGGAAGCCAAAGATGCGCAAAAGAAGTTGGCGATCGCGCAACGCAATGTTGAGCAGGCAGGGTATCGGGTGGAGGAGTCGGTGTTCGCGGTCGCGGACGCGGAGAAGACGCTTGCCGAGGTTCGTAAGGATCCTGAGTCGAGTCCGCAGATGATTCGTGAGGCTGAGATTAATTTGGCTCAGGCGAAGTTGGCGGTGAAAGATGCGATCGATGCACAGAATGAGGCGACAGATTCGCAAACCGAATCGCAAAGCAAACTGAACGAGGTTGTGAATGGTGCGATTGTTGGGTCGGTTGTTTATGATTCACTTCTTCAGGACTTGAATGATGCGAAAGATGCGCAGGCTGAGGCGTCTGACAATGTCGCCGAAGCGGTGAAGCGTGAAACTGAGGCATACAAAGATCTTGCCGATGCGATTCGTACCGCAGCGTTGGCGGCTGGTGCATCAGGTCAAACCTTTACCACACCGACTTTGCCGACCGTACCGACACCAACCAACACTGGAGCCACATTGACTGGTGGTCGAACCGAACAAGGCACACCGACGATCGTCATCAATACGGGTATCGGCACGAACGGTATTGAGGCTGGCCGCCAGATCGTTGGAGTGTTGCAGGAGTACACGAAACTTGATCGCAACGCAATCGCTCAACTTGTTTCGCAAAGATAATCATGCCTAAGACTTTGAAGTGGGGTCAAGCATATTCGGTTCTATTGGATGTCGGTGCGATCGCTGACGCATTCACACTCGACACATCAACACTCAACGGCACAGATGTTCTTAATGGTTCAACTGACTTTGTGGACGCAACCGAATATGTGCTATCGGTCGCGGTGCAGCGTGGCCGAGGATCACAAATCGACCAGTTCTCGCCAGGTACCTGCCGCATTCTTGCCGACGACCGTGCATCAGGACGACTGTTCGATCCAGCCAACACCGCATCAACCTGGTATCAAGGCTCGTTTGACTTGGCACCGAGACGGGCTGTGAAGGTTCTTGCCGGCACGGCTGAACTGTTCGTCGGTGCGATCACCGACCTGGATATCACTTATGAGATGCCGAACTTGTCGTTTGCATCTATTAACGCTGCGGACGGACTATATGAACTGTCACGCACATCAATGACCGCATTCAACCCATCATCAGAACTTACCTCGGCTCGAGTTACCACAATTTTGAACCGTGCCGAAGTTAATTATTCGACCGCGTTACGCGACATCTCTACAGGTGTGGCGACCTGTGGCACGGTCGCCTATGCCGACAACACAAACACTTTGTCGGCATTGCAGGCTGTCGCGATCGCCGAAGACGGTCGCCTATTCGCTGACCGACGAAACAAAATAACCTTTGATCCGCGTATTGACTTCACATTCTCAACGGCGATCGCATCATTTGGTGGCACGGCCATCAATGCGATCCCGATCTTGGCGATCGGTGTCGCATACGGTCAAGAAACACTGTTCAACCGAGTTCAGGTAGATGTCGATGGTGGCACAGCCGCACAGGTCGCACAGGATTCGGCGAGCCAAGCTCAGTACGGTGTTCAAACTTTGGCATTCTCTAATGTCCCTTTGGACACTTTGGCTGCAGGATCAGCCCTCGCCCAAAACCTATTGGACAAATACAAAGATCCGCAGATTCGATTCGATGAGATATCAACCAGCCTGAACGCTTGCGGTTCGGCACTCTGGCCGACCGTACTCACGCTCGATGTCGGCGACCTGATATCAGTGACCAAAACTTATACAACCGGACTACCGCTAACCCGTACCGAAACAGTGTTCATCGAATCCGTCAACCACGACATCACACCATCCGACCATCGGATAAGATTCGGTCTAGGTCAAGCACAACTCTTGACCGCATTCATACTTAACTCAAGCACTCTTGACGATGTGAATGTTGGACTAGGATAGGAGAATTATGACAGCCCGCCAAACCTTCACTAGTGGCCAGACGCTGACTGCGGCGCAGATGAACGCAGTGGCTGAAGCGAACCTTGCAGTCAACGCGCAAGGCACAGCGACCGCCTACACACTCGTTCTCTCCGACGCCGGCAAACTCATCACATTCACAGGTGCGGCCGCAACCGTCACGATTCCAACAAACGCTTCGGTTGCGTTCGCGGTCGGAGACCAAATAAACATTGCCCAACTCGGAACCGCACAAATAACGATCGGTACCGCATCTGGTGTCACCCTTCAATCGAACGGATCAAAAACGAAAACAGCAAGCCAATATGCGGTGGTCACCTGTGTGCAATACACGGCGAACACTTGGCTTCTTCTCGGCAATACATCGACCTGAGCCATGCAAATTCTTGCTGGTGTCGGCGCGGCCGTTCGAGTCGGTGTCGCAGGCTATTTTGCTGGCGGATATGACACAGGAAATATTTCGGGTATAGATAAAATCGCTTTTCCTGCTGATAGTAAAACTACTCTGTCGGCTACTTTGACTACGGCTCGTTATGACTTAACAGGTTTTGCTAATAGTGGTGTTGCAGGGTATTTCGCTGGCGGATATGACACAGATTTCATTTCAGGTATAGATAAAATTACTTTTCCTGCTGATAGTAAGACTACTTTGTCTGCGACTTTGACGACCGCACGGTCAGACCAAGCAGGTTACGCTAATACAGGTGTTGCAGGCTATTCTCTTGGCGGTAACGATAGTGCTGGCAATCTTTCAGGTATTGACAAAATTACTTTTCCTGCTGATACCAAATCTACTTTGTCAGCGACATTAAGTGGGTTGAGAAGAAACTTCGCTGGTATGGCTGACTTTGGTGTTGCAGGTTATTCTGCTGGTGGTAACACTACAGATAACTTTACCTTTTCTTCAGGCATTGACAAAATTACTTTTCCAGCCGACACGAAAACTACTCTGTCAGCGACATTAAGTTCGGCTCGTTCTCAACTGGCTGGCATGGCTGATAGTGGTGTCGCAGGCTATTTTGGTGGCGGTTATGACGGGTCATCTGCTTTAGATGGTATAGATAAGATTGCGTTCCCTGCGGACACTAAAACAACTTTGTCAGCGACCTTGTCTGTTACGAGGCGTTTATTCGCTGGTATGGCTGACTCGGGTGTAGCAGGATATTTTGGTGGCGGATATTCTAATCTTTCAAGTATCGACAAGATTGCTTTTCCAGCCGAAACTAGAACAACTTTGTCGGCAACTTTAACTACTGGTCGTTACAATTTGGCTGGTATGGCTGATTGTGGTGTGTTCTAATGCGTGAAGATATCCAACTCTCGCTCGCAGAGGTGCAAATGCCACGCACCCGATATCAGTTAGAGCATTTTGTTATCGGCGCACACGACACACCCGAAATGCAATTCGTTCAAGTCTGCCGAGAACTAGAAGCACTGCACTACACGATTAAAGAAGTCGCCATGCAGGTGCGCAAAACCGAATACGAAATCGAGGACTTGCGTGAAAAAGGCGACCGTATCTCACAAGTGGAAGCAGACATTAAAGAACTAGGTTTGGAACGCACACGACTTGTCGCGATTGGTGCGGTCCGAGAATACGACACACTCACAGAAATCTATGATGCTATACCGCATTTCACCCGTGAACAGATAGACGCTAGTCAGCCTGATTATTGGCAGGCTAGATTAGGTCGTCAAGCGAATCTACAGGTGATGTCTGGTTCAGCGAACTGGGCGCATCTAGAAGCCCTAGACCAGATAGGTGTTCTACAGCCGATGATAGAAGCACAACAGGCGAAAGCGAAAGAATTACAGCAATGAAATACGCGACATGGACTATTAAACGACCTGAAGGCACGACACCCGAGCCAACGATCCGCGAAAATGGTGGTACTTCATCAGGCGGTCTAATGCTAAATACCGATACGGTTCTCGGTTACATGTCAGATGATGCGACGATAACAGGATTAAGTGAATGGAATGTGACTGTTAAAACTCAGCAGGAGGCTTTGGCTTTGGCTCAAGCAGTGAACCCAGAATGTTTCTTGGCTGACGATGGCACGATACAAGCACCTCCGCCTGACATTATCTAGGTGGCTGATACCGCTACCAGCAATCATCCTGTCGTTCTGGCCGACAATAGTTCGAGCCGACGCGTTAGGTGAATGGACACAATCACAGTCGTGTGTCAATTCGGGATCGGTTGAGTTAGTCAACAACTCGATCATTCTTCACGGCCCTGACGGTGTTTGTGGTGGCGCGAACTGGGTGAAGATTGAGACGACGATACCTGCGAACACGAACACGGTCAGTTTCAGTTGGGCATATCAAACGAACGATGGCTCATATTACGATCCGCCACAGTACGGAATCAATGGTGTCTACACACAATTAACGAATCAGAACAATGCGAGCGGATCGCTGTCGATACCTGTTACGACCGGCAACATCTTCACCTTCAGGCAATACTCAATTGATACCTGCTGTCAGCCTGGCCATCTCACTATCAGCAACCTGTCTTTGTGGAGCGGGCTAATTCAATCAACCACTACTTCGTCTACTACCTCGTCCACCAGTACAAGTACAACAACATCCACAACATCGCTACCACCGACAACAACGACTTCATCTACAGCAGTATCCACCACAACAACCATGCCGCCCACAACAACATCGACAACCACGACATCAACATCCACGATGCTAGAAACCACCACAACAACTTCAACTTCATCTACAACAACCCTTCCCAATACCACGACCACAATTCAGTCAAGCACAACCACATCAGTTGCAGATACCACGACAACGACATCCACAACAATCGCACCAAGTCCGACAACAACTCAACCACCTTCGCCTCCAACCGGAACGACTAGTACTTCGTCAACTTCTTTACCAGCACCAACCACCACGACCACAATCTTCGTACCTGAACCCGAACCCACAACTGTAGAAACATATCCTCAGACTACCGTCGAAGAAACCACCACAACCATCACAACTACGACTTCAACTACGACAACTACTCAACCTGAGCCTACAACGACGATTGAGGAGACTACGACAACTGTTGAACAAACTACGACAACGGTCGATCTGCCCGATCCTGATCCCACTGTTCCTGAATCTTCTTCAACTCTGCCCGTCGAAACAACGCCGCCCACATCACAGCCGACGCTAAAAACAGATATCCCACAAACAACACTATTAGAAGTAGAGAGTTCATCGACCACCACGCTACCTGATAGCGGATCCGCTATAGAAGAATTCGTCGCCGAACTTGACATCAAACAAGACGAACCGATCAGCGACGCGAAGGTTAAGCAGATTCTCGAAGTGTTGGCAGACGCGGCACCGGCACAGATCGTCGCGGCGATCGAGCAGGTATTGGCAACCAACATCACATCCGACCAGGCGGTGAGTATTGCTTCAAGTCCTGAAGTGTTGGCGGCCATCACCCAAGATCAAGCCGAAGCGATATTCGAAGAGATCGTGGTCGAAGAACTGACACCAGAAGTAGCCGACGAACTGGTCGCAGCCTTAAACGAAGCACCGACGAAAGTCAAGAAAGCATTCCAAGAAACAATCAATGTGTTCGCAGGCGTGTTCGATTCGTTCCAGATGGTCGGTCAGACCATTCCTGTCGGCGAACGCAGGACACTGATCGCCGTATCAAATACACTTGTGGCGGTAGGAGCCAGCCTGCGCAGAAGGAATACCTAAGTGTTTGCCAAACTTCGAGATGAACTGTTCGCCCTCGGTTTCACGCTGGGCGCATCCGCCATCACCATCATGACCCTGTCAGGAACGGTGCAGAATTGGGCGTTGTTCTTTACATTCCTGTCTCTGGCACTACACTTGGCGGGAGTATTAACCAAGGACGGAGAAGACGATGGTGGAAGAAGTGAAGATTAAACAGAACGCAACAATGGCAAAGTTCTTTGACCTCGGACAAAGACTCTTCTCGTTGTTCTTGGCGAATGCACTCCCAGCGGTTACGACCGGTGCGGTCATCGGAATCTCGGTCGGTAAATCGGCGATCATGGCTGGTGCGATGGCTTGCATCAAAGTTGTATCCGCGCTCGCCGAAGCATCAACCGACGGTGAACTGTCATCCGAAGAAATCAAAGCGGCATTCGGCAAAAAGAAATGAACACAAAAAACTGGCCGATCGTCAAGGTGACGCTCCCAGCAGATCTCAAAGGCATCAAACCTGGCGAAGTGCCTGCACACCTGTTGCGCGATATTCAACCTGAAGGCAAACTTCATTGGCGTGCAGCCGACGCATATCACGCCATGCGCGCCAAAGCACTCGCCGACAACATCAAACCATTCAAACCAACATCGGCAGGCGACACCTACCGCTCACTCGCCATGCAAACCACTGTGTTCTTGCAGAGATACCAAAAGCAACCGATCGAAGGCGCATCAACACGAACTTGGGAAGGCGTGAAATGGTACAAAAAGTCACCAACCTTGGCGTCACTCGCCGCACCTGGCTCAAGCATGCACAACCTCGGCATCGCGGTCGACATCTGGTCGGCGAGCGGGCCACGCTTCGAATGGATGCTCGCCAACGCACTCGACTTCGGCTTCTCATGGGAAGTCGTACCAGAAGAACCATGGCACCTGCGCTACACAGCAGGCGACAATGTGCCACCAGCTGTCCAAGCATGGCTTGACACCAAGAAGGCAATGTGACATGGATGCCGGTCTTGCCACAGTTCTCGCCGCTGCGGTAGCAACATTCGGCGGAATCGTCGTCGCATTGATGCAACTCAAAGGATTCCGTGAAGAAAACAAAGCCGACCACGCCATTGTTCAAAAGCGTCTTGACACCGTCATCGATATGGTCGGCAAACAAGGCGCGAAACTAACCAGTCATCTTGACTGGCATCTAACCAAGGAGCCTACGAAAGACCTACCGCAGGTCAAGCAGGTTGCGACACGCAAGAAGAAGTGACGGTCGTACTCGTCACCTGGCATGATGCGCACAGCGGTGCCGAATCATGGATCAACATCAAAGACCTCGACACCGAACCAGCCGAAGTTCAATCGGTCGGATTCCTGCTCGCAACCAGCGACGGAGGCAAACCCGACCATGTGACCCTCTACCAGTCACGCAACGAAGACTCGGTTGACCATGTTCTCCATATCCCAGTCGGCATGGTGAAACACATCAAAGTCTTGATGGATCTACAAACAAATAGTCCAGACCGCTAAAGATAGCGGTCAAACCAACCTGTCGGCTAAGGTAGAACGGTGCGCTCCCCACTAGGGTTGATGTAGCACCGCAACCAGTCACCTCCTTCTGGTTGCGTTATTCCTGCACTTAACGAAAGGACCACGATGCGCATACTCACCGCAATCCTGGCAACACTCACAAGCCTCACAATGAGCCTCGGCATAGCACAGGCAGTCTCCGCACCAGCCCAACCCAGCCACGCTGTAATCGCATTACAGCCTCTCTGGCAGGCCGACAGGCTCGACCCTATACAGCCGATCCGCTACCGGCACGGCGATGTTTCATGGCTGCCAAGCCTCGCCAAACAGGCAGGTTGGCCTGACCAAGCCATCCCGCAACTCACACAAATAGTGCTACGCGAATCGGGCGGATGCCCGAACCGTAGAGGCGGAGACATGGTTGACAAAGACTGCAACATCACAGGCGTGTCCGAATGGAACCATCGTTCCGACACAGGGCTTCTACAGATCAACGGCGTCAACTATGACACGTCAAGAAACAAGTGGGCTGCGATCTGTCAAGAGATGAACATCTGCACCCAGCCACCATTGCTTGACCCTTTGACGAACTTGAAGGCTGGTCTTGTGCTGTACAACTTGTCAGGCTTCGAACCTTGGAATCCTTGTAATTGGCGGGTCTGCAAGGTATCCACCACATCCTTGCCGTAATGTCCTATAACTGATACAGGCGAGTTACTAAACCAAGGAGGAAGAAAATGAAAGCGCAAGAAAAAATATTGTTCACCGTCGCGTTCATCGCGGCGGGTTGGATCATGTTGCTATGGATGCCACGACTACCAGACGAAAACCCTGCGAGCGGTGCAGAGATATTCGTCTACGCAGTCGTCAACTTCTATGCAATGTTTCGTGTTAGTCGTTGGTTCAAAGAAATTAACTGATGACAGCCGAATACGGAATTGTCGATGTCTGGTCGGAGTCGAAGAGTGTCTTTGAATTACTCCGACCAGAATGGCAAAAATATGGCACATGTCGCGGCGAAGGTACCGACATCTTCTTCCACGAAAGATACCAACACGCAATCCGTGAAGCGAAGAAACTTTGCGACATCTGCGTGGTCCGCCAAAAATGTCTAGACTATGCAATCGACAACGATTGTGTCGGTGTGTGGGGCGGACTCACGACCGTCGAACGAAGAAACCAAATCCGACTTCGAAGGAGAGCAGGCGACAATGGCAAACCCAAACAGAAGAAAAGGTACGCGCGCCGAATTAGCGGTAGCGAAATTCTTCCAAGACCACGGACATCCAAAAGCTGAACGCGCCAGATGCGGCTGGTCGGATGACCGCGGCGATATTGACGGAGTCGAAGACCTGACGGTAGAAGTCAAAGATCAAAGGCGTCATGACATCGGTTGCTGGTTGAAAGAACTAGAAGTCGAGCAAAAGAACCGTGGTACGAATCACGGTGTGTGCGCAGTGAAAAAATTAGGCGCAGTCGAAGTGGACACCTGGTATGCGATCATGACCATGACCGAGTTCCTGAAACTTTGGAACGCCTACAAACAAATCCCAGACAATCCCGCATCCGCGAACACCGATCCGATATAGTTCAAACCGACAAAGATTCCCAAGAAAACTAGGAGGCCTGCACATGCTTGAAGAAACACGACAAGAAGCACCGAAAGATCGGTGGGGTCGTTACCTCGTCACCACACCTGACGGCAAGCAACGCGGCTACACGCGGGTCACCACGATCGCCAAAGCACCAGACGACGAAGCCGCACTTAAACAATGGGCGAACCGAATGGTTGTCACCGGACTCATCAACCGATCCGATCTGCTTGCGCAAGCATCAACGAAACTTGGCGACAAGAATGCGCTCAACAAAATATGTGAAGAAGCAATCACCGCAGGCGGAGGATCATCGCGCGCGAACCTCGGCACAGCGTTGCATTCGTTGACCGAGCAAATTGATCTCGGTAAGAAACCACCAATCTTGCCAGGGTTGCAAGCCGACCTTGACGCCTATGTGTCCACATTGGCGAAATATGGTGTCCACATCCTGCCGCACTTCATCGAATCGGTCGTCATCAACGACGACAAAGAATACGCAGGCACACTTGACCGCATCGTCGAAGTGGACGGCCGAATGTACATCGCCGACCTCAAAACCGGGACCGATCTGAACTATTCTTGGCGCGCCATCTCAATCCAGTTGGCCGCATATGCCGACGCACAACACATTTACAACTACAAGACAGGCGATCGCTCGAACCTCCCACAGATAGAAAAGGACCGAGCGATCGTCTTCCATCTACCAGCAGGCGAAGCCCGCTGCGAACTGCACTGGGTTGACCTTGACATCGGCCGTCAAGGTTTGGAACTTGCGCTCAATGTTCGTGCGTGGCGCAAACGCAACGACATCAACACACGCTTCGAAGAAGGCAAAGTCATCAAGATTGACGCGATGCTCGATAAGCGTCGCGACTGGATGACCGCACGAATCAAACATCTACCAGAGAAGGCACAGAAGATGTTGCGCTCACTCTGGCCTGTTGATGTGCCGAAACTCGGTGAAGCCGACAACGACCAGATTGACCTGCTCATTCGCATCGTCGGAATGCTTGAAGCCGAACACGATGTGCAGTTCTTCGACACCGACCCGGCCGCAAAGAAGGACCGCAAGAAGGCAAAGAAATGAAAAGCAAAGAAGTTAAATGCTGGTGCGTGCTTGGCGAAGCTCTGATATGAAGATTCCTCACAGCCATAATGTTCAAGATCATCAACTGATTGATGACTTGAAGGCCGAATGATGGATGTCGGCGTAGACCGAACCTGCGTCCTGCAACTGCAATCAGACTTTGATTCTTTACGACCACACCAACGCGCCATGGTCAAGAACATCGCAACCGAATGCAACGAATACGGTCACTCCATCTCACTAGATCAACTCAAATCGCATCGCAGATACCAGATAGGACGAGGTCTAGTAGACCTCATCATGTCCGATAACTGTGACGAACTCCTGATCACGAGTCTCTGCCACTCGATTCAGGGCGTGTTATTCAAAACGGCAGGCGGTGCCATCGGGCATCTTGACGCCGAGTGCGCAGAACAGTTCGCTGTCATCTGTCGTGCGATTCGTTGGGATGAACAAGACATCGTTTGGAACACATCAACGGATTCCTTCGGATTCCCAAAACAGAAAGCGAGTAAGTAATGTCAGATGAACAAGATCTCCTAGCAGGAGGCGGACCCAAACTGCCAAGTTTGAAGTTCGAGAAGATCGGCGATGTCCATTCGGGCATCGTGACTGATGTCAAGAAACTGGAAGACCGAGACCCAGCCGGTGTCGCAAAGACCTGGCCGAACGGTGATCCACGCTTCGTGTATGTCATCACATTGAAGACAGAGAAGAACGGCGACGCTAACTTGTGGGCGCGTGGTGCAATGATCACCGCGATCCGCGAAGCAGCGAAGCAGGCATCCGTCACCGAGTTGACCGGCAATCGAATCTCGGTCAAATACTCAGGCGACGGAGAGAAGAAGTCAGGCTTCAATGCACCGAAACTGTTCGCAGCCAAGGTAGAAAAGGTCGCCACAGACGACCGCTGGTAGGTAACACCCAAGACTTGAACCTTACTTTGCATCTTTACGCGGATGCGAAGTAAGGTTCTTGTCCTACCAACGGAGGTCAAGATGACTAAGAAAGATATACAAGACGCGATCGCGTTCTTGGAGAAAATGTTCGTCGGTGTCGGTGACCAAGACCGACTCTTCGAAGTAATAGCAGCACTCAAAGAAGAACTAGCGAGGAGAAACAAACGATGACACAAGACCCATACGCGATGAGCCAGGAGATAGTTGAGTTGCAGACCCGTGTCGCAGAACTATCGGTCGCACTCGAGCGCGTGACCGAGCAACGCGACAACGCCGTTGACGCAGCCGAATCGTTGCATCAAGAACTAGAAGCATCTCGTGACCGAATCAAAACACTCGGCCAACAACTAGACCGACTTCGCATACACCTCCAGCAAGGAATTGAACTGTGATCACCATCGGCATGGATTCGTTCATCGTCTGTCAACTATGCGACGGCGAAGTCCGACTCGACACCAAACGAATTACAGGATGTCTATGTGACCCAGACGCACCAACTTGGGTCGGTATTGAACCAGACGGCCGAGTATTGACATTCAGCCAATCCCACTACGAGATCGTCACCGACCTCGGACCGCGACACCACTATGACTGACCCAAAGATCGGCGTCGGCGCAGACATACTCATTGAAGCCCACCAGCTCGTCACAGGGCCACGCAACGACACCTACGGTGATGTCGTAGACGACTACAGCAAAGTCATCGACATCTTCCACGGCCTCACCGGCATACGGCTCAGCCTCGCCGACGCGCTCCTGTTCATGGTCTCGGTCAAGATGGCGCGACTGCGCACCAACCTGGACAAGAACCGTCTACACCACGACAGCCTGTTGGATGCCATCGGTTATCTCGGGCTACTCAACCAGGCTTACAACGATCTGCCATTCCCGCGCACCGTGGCCGAACGATGAACGCCAAACTATGCGCCTGCCTGCGCAAGCGTGTCCTG